CGTCTATCCCGCCGAGCAAGTGGAACGCGCAGTATCAGCAAAACCCAACGGGTGAAGAGAATGCGATTATCCCGCGCCATTGGTGGCAGAAGTGGGAGAAAGACGCTATACCCAACCTTGAATACGTTATTCAATCGTATGATACGGCGTTTAGTAAGCGAGAAACCGCCGACTACTCGGCCATCACGACATGGGGTGTTTTCAGACCTGAAGAGATTGGGGGGCCTCCGGGACTCATACTTTTGGACAGCCAGAAGGACAGGTGGGATTTTCCCGAGCTAAAAAACATGGCGTTGGAGCAATATAAATATTGGGAACCCGACACAGTAATTGTGGAAGCAAAGGCCTCTGGTCTGCCGTTGACGCAGGAGTTAAGAAACATGGGTATACCGGTTGTTAACTTTACGCCAAGCAAGGGAAATGATAAGATAACTCGAGTCCACTCTGTATCACCATTATTTGAGGCTGGTATGGTTTGGGCCCCCGACACCGTCTTTGCTGATGAAATGATTGAAGAGGTGGCGGCGTTTCCAAACGGGGAGCATGATGACTTGGTGGATAGTATGACACAGGCCTTAATGCGCTACCGGCAAGGTAACTTTGTTCAGTTGCCCAGTGACGACTGGGATGACGAGGACGCGAACATACAGGTTAGGGCGTATTACTAATGTCGGATTCTGCGGTAAATCTTGGGGCCGGTTCACCTGATTTTTCAGGTATGTCGTTAGACGAACTGATGTTTGGGACCAACGACCCGGTAGAAATTTCCCGCCGCACACGGCCCTCCTACTCTGAGACGGGCGAAGCTTATCGTTTTCAAGACGGGCAGCAGATGCCGTTTATTGATGAAGAGGGTTATCGCGTTAATTTAGGCTCCGACGCTCGTAGTCGAGGTACGGAAGGTATGTTTTACGAGCAGAGCCTTCCGCGGTCTTCGCCTTATGAGGGTTTGGCTGAGCCGTTGACGAGGCGGGCTACCCCAGATTTTGGCTCGCGGCCCGCGGAACTTTATATGCAGGAAGGTGGCAACCCCGCCATTGAAGAGGCGGGTATCATGTCTGCTTTGGAGGTTATTCGCAAGTCAGGTCGTAAAGGTAGCCCAAGTGACAAGCGCAACAATGCGGTTGGGGTTTCGTTGCTGCGTAAGGCTGGCGTCAACGCTAGCTTGCCAGAGATTGCACAAATGGTCGATCAAAGGGTTTTTGACCAACTGGATCGTATATTAGACCGTGGTGAGCGGAATTATAATGGCTGAAAACCCAGAACCCAGCGTTCCTGCACCGCGGCCCACGGACCCTGATGCTCAGTATGCTTACGGCATACCGGATGTTCAGGAGATGGGTATTGGTGCACAGTTTTTGAATATGTTTGCTCCGTATCGTAGTCGTGTGGTTGAGCCGTCATCTACACAGTATATACCTTTGTCAGAACTAGGCATGGACTCTATTCAAGGTGAGGTCATGCGTAAGTTTACTCCGGGTCAGTATGCGGAGCCGGAGTTTGGTCTTAGTTATATGCCTGCGGTTCAGGGCATAGCTTCGTTCTTTTCTGATCCGGTTGAATCTGCCAAAGCCGCAGGTCAGGCGATTATGGACATACCTGAGCAGCAGATGCGTGGTGCTGAAGCCATGATGATGGGGTATGACTTTGCGTATGACCCAGAGACTGGCCAAGAGTCCCGCTATGACCCGACTTTGATCCCGGCAACTACTGCGGTAGGGACAGCAATGAGTATTGCCCGTGAGGGGCCCGGCGGTCAGGTTCTTGGCATCATGGCTGGTCGAAACGCATACGACGGCGACCGCAAGTTTCAGCAGTTCACAGAAGCAAAAGACAAAGGCCTTGATGACCGTGAGGTTTATGCAGAGACAAAGGGCTATATAGAACCTTCGGATAATGCGTTTCGTTTTGAAATCGACACCTCAAACGCGAAGTTAAACAAAGATTACTTTGAAGACTCGCCGATGGAGGATGTTTCAGATGGGATGCCGTACCAGCGGTTCCGGTTTGCTGATTTTAAAAAGGCAGAGGGTCGACCACCTACTTTGGGCGATTTGATGGAGTTTAAGGAGCTTTATCTTCAGTACCCAGAACTTAGCGATATTGAAATTAAGCAGGTTCCTATGGGGATGCTAGGTACAAAGGCTGCATATGACCCGATAGATGAGGTTATTTACATCACTTCTGCGGGTCCTCGGCAGATGGTTTCTAACCTGTTGCATGAAGTGCAACACGCGGTTCAGCACATAGAGGGTCACGTTACGGGTTCTGGAGTACGACAGTACTTACCGGAAGGGTTTGATCAGTTACGCAAAGTTCAAAGCGATAAGGTAAACAGGTCAGCGGCATTTTATGCGGAAAAACTTGCAAAACAGGCCGAGAAAAAAGGCGTAGATGCAAATTTAGGTAAGTACAACATGGCTAGGAAAGCCAAGTTATTCTTTGACGGGGATTCAAAGGCGTATGGTTATGAAGATCTAAGCCAGTACGCTACCGTGGCGGATTTGCAAGATTTGCGTATTTTGGCGGACGATTTTGTTGAGCTTGAGGCTATGGACGCAGAGGTTATTAAGGCGGGGAAGATGTATTTCCGCCAACCCGGGGAGGTTGAAGCCCGCACCGCGCAGACTAAATACATTGAAGAGCGGCAGGGTGAGTTTCCGCTAGATGTTCAAGATGTTGCCCCAGAGGATTACTTCTACCGGCTGGACGCTAAGCCGGGGGTTATGGAGTCTAGCGCAACGCCACAAGACTTTGAGTTTTACCAAGACAATCCTGCGGTATATAGGCCAGATTCTGGAAAAGAGTGGTTAGAAAGTAACATTCGGTTTACTGAGGAGCGTTACGCGGACAGGGAGCCATCAATGCTTCGTGGGCCGATAACTGCAAACTTGGGGTCGCGCAACACGGATATGTTCTTGTCTACGGATGAGTTAACGCAGTTGCCGGGTGCTATGGGTGAGACTCGTGGGCCGGGGGACCCCAACTTTGACCGGTTGTTGGAGCAGATTAAAACGGAAGGTTTTGATCCGGACCAAGCTGGCAACAGGGTTGTTGTGGGTGTAAACCACAAGGGCGAGGCGTACCTTTTGGAGGGTAACACTCGTGCGGCGGTGGCTAAAGAGTTGGGGATACCTAACATCAAGACTGAGGTGCGGTATTGGAACGGCGGAGAGATGATTGACGGGCCGTACAATCCAGAGGCTGTTGCGGCGAGGGCTGTAGTAAACAAAGCAGAAGGCGGCGTAATAAGTTTGGTTGATATAGCGCGGAACATGAACCGCGGCCCGCGGGGCGTGGGCAGCCTAGCACCAATTGCTAGAAATATGTATAGGACTATGGTAAGTTAGTCTTGAAGGAGATAACGCATGGCTCGTAAACCGATTGCTGGGATGGTGGAAACCAATGTTCCTGCGCAGCTTGATCCCGAAGATTTGGCGGCTGAGGTAGAACTTGAGATCCCCGGTTCGATGGACGACAACGTCGTGTCTTTCGAGGGTATGGCGGAGAACATGGACATTGAGATATCGCCAGAAGAAGATGGCGGTGTCACCATTGACTTTGAGCCTGCGGATCAGCGCGGTGCGAGCGATGATTTTTATGTAAACTTGGCTGAGGAAATGCCTGAAAGGGAACTTGGCCGCATAGCTGGTGAGTTGTTGGGTGAGTTTGATGCCAACAAAGCTGGCCGACAGGATTGGGAAGATGCTTACGCTAACGGTTTGGAGTTGTTGGGGTTCAACTACGAGGAGAGGACCCAGCCCTTCCGGGGGGCCTCCGGGGTCACGCATCCTTTGTTGGCTGAGGCGGCTACGCAATTTCAGGCGCAGGCGTTCAATGAGTTGCTGCCGTCAAGTGGGCCGGTGCGAACTGCTATTATGGGGTCTGAAACAAGAGAAAAACAAGCCCAAGCCCAGCGCGTAAGGCATTTTATGAATTTCTACATCACGAATGTGATGGAAGATTACACCCCTGACATGGACCAGATGCTGTTTTATCTGCCATTGGCGGGTAGCACGTTCAAGAAGGTCTACTATGACGAGACTTTGGGCCGTGCAGTAAGTAAGTTTATCCCTGCTGAGAACCTGATTGTGCCGTATGAGACGGCAGATTTGGACACTTGCCCAAATATTACGCAGGTTGTGCGTATGAGCCTCAATGATTTGCGCAAAAAGCAAGTTGCGGGGTTCTATTTGGACATCCCGGTTATCCCGGCACAGGCCGAAATGGATAGTGTGGGTGATGAAATTGACCGGATTGACGGCACTTCTGCTACGCAGATTGACTATGACTGCACAATTTTGGAGTGTCACGTCGATTTGGACCTTGAGGGGTATGAAGAAGTGGACGATGACGGTGAACCTACCGGCATCAAAGTACCGTATGTTGTCACCATCAGTCAGGACAACGGGCAGGTATTGGCAATTCGTCGAAATTACCGTGAGGATGATGGTTTAAAGCGTAAGATACAATATTTTGTGCATTACAAGTTCCTTCCGGGTTTTGGTTTTTATGGTTTAGGGCTTATTCACACAATTGGCGGTCTGTCACGGACTGCCACGGCGGCGCTGCGACAGTTGATCGACGCTGGTACGTTGTCCAACCTCCCGGCGGGCTTCAAAGCTCGCGGGCTGCGTATCAGGGATGACGACGACCCGTTGCAGCCCGGTGAGTTCCGCGATGTGGACGCTCCCGGAGGGGCTATTCGTGACAGCCTGATGCCGCTGCCCTTCAAAGGCCCGGACCCCACCCTGTTTAACTTGCTTGGTTTCGTGGTTCAGGCGGGTCAGCGGTTCGCGACCATTACTGACATGAAGGTAGGCGACGGTAATCAGCAAGCTGCTGTTGGTACGACTATTGCGATGCTAGAGCAGGGCTCTCGTGTGATGAGTGCGGTGCATAAGCGCTTGCATAACGCGATGCGGGTTGAGTTTAAGATACTTGCTCGTGTGATGAGTGAGAGCTTGCCGCAGGAATATCCGTATTCTGTAGAAGGTGCGGACGCTACGGTGATGCGGTCTGACTTTGATGACCGCGTGGACATCATTCCGGTTTCTGATCCGAATGTGTTTAGTCAGGCGCAGCGGATTGCTTTGGCTCAGACCAAGTTGCAGTTAGCTGGTGCGGCTCCTGAGTTGCACAATATGTACGAGGTGTATCGGGATATGTACGATGCGCTTGGTGTGCGGGACGTGGATCGTATTATGCGGCGCATTCCTGACGATGAGCCGACTCCGAAGGATCCGGCGCAGGAAAACATTGACGCGATGGACACGGTTCCGTTGCAGGCGTTTGAGGGTCAGGAGCATGAGGCACATATTATGGCGCATATGGTATTTGGCTCTACGCCAATGGTTGCGGGAATGCCTGCTATTGCTATGGCGCTTCAGAAGCACATTATGGAGCACGTGAAGATTTCGGCTCGTGAGCGGGCGGCGGTTGAGTTTATTAAGTCCCGTCAGCAGGCTGGCGGTGAAGCGGCCACTGAGGACGAGATGTTGGCTATTGAGGGCTTGACGGCACAGTTTGTTGCCGAGGGTATGCAGATGGTCAAGCAAATGTCCTCGCAAGTTGCTGGCGAAGGACCGGATCCGCTGGTTCAGCTTAAAGAGCAGGAGCTTCAGATCAAGGCACAGGCGGAGCAGGCGGACGCACAGAACGACCAAGCCAAGTTGCAGCTTGATGCACAGAACCAGCAGATGCGGGCGGATCAGTTCCAGCAGCGGTTGGCAGCGCAAGAGCGTCAGACACAGGCACGTATTCAGTCTGCCATGGAGCGTGAACTGTTAAAGCTTGGGAGGGGCGGACAATGATTGATAAGTCTATCCGATATTTTGAAGAGGGTGGTTCGGTTGCTGAGCTAGAGAAACAGCTTGCTGAACTACAAGCAAAACAAAAAGAATATGAGCAAAACTTTAGGAATGTAGTGGGGCCAAGGTCTGCATACGATATACCAGATTACAACTATGCAGTTTTACAATTTAGACGTAAGTACGGTAATAATTACCGTGATCGAATTAGAGCCGCTCAGCAACGGCTAGAGGCTGCTAGAAAGGCTGCAACAACGCCACCACCTGCTGATACTCCACCTTCTCCGCCGCCACCGCCA